TTATTTTTCTTTAGATCATTGGGCGCATAGTTCCTTCTAATTGAAAGAACTTTCCTACTACCTTCTTCGACTGTTACGAGGTAAGGTAATTTTACTCCAGTTGGTTCACCATTTTCACCAACTTCTTCAAAACCTTCTAAGTCTAAATTAACATGACACTCTATTAAAGTATAAACAGGTTCGTTCTTTCCTGTTTTCTTTGTACCTTCTAGTTCACGTTCTTTTCTTTCTAATTCATTATTTGAATCTGTACCTGGAGGTCCTAACTCTACATCTCTATAGAATCCTGATACTTGTTGTTTTCTTAATTCATTTTCAGAAATTTTTATTCTGTGAATAACTGCCTCCGCATCGTCTAATGAGGTAGCCGTATACGGGACAATTAATTCATCTGCAGGTACAAACTTTGATACTGCTCTACCCATTGGTACATCGTAGTATACTTTTTTAAAAGTTGATCCTGCTAATGGTAAGTGAAATAACATCGAATCAAATTCTGATTCGTATTCTTTCATCTGATCCATAATTAAATAATTCATGAAATCTTTAACACGTTGTGATTGTTGTTCTGTTGCTGGATTTTTTATACCAATAACTTGAGTTCTTACTGGTCCATCACTTGGTAATAATTCTTTGTAAGCTTGTGCTTGAAACTGTGTTACTGCTTCTGCAAGAACAGGGTGTGTTGCACCACTTGCTCCTTGAAATGGTTCTGTTCTATTCTCGTATTTAAAACCTAAAAGATCTAAACCTTGTGTGTAAGATTGTTCCCAATCTTTTCTTGATGCTTTGTAGTCCATAAAATTTTGGACCATGTCACCACCTATTGGTTCCAATACATCATCTGGTAAAAGTTCTGCTAAGTTATCAAAGTGTGATTCTGTTCCAGGTATATTTATTGATCCTGGTTCATAGTCAATTGTAGCTCCACCATCTTCTTCTGGTATAACTTCTATTGGTCCTTTTTCTTCTTGTGGTTCCTGAACAGCAATATCTTGTATTTCTTCTTCTGAAGGAATTTCAAGTTTGTTTCTAGTGTTCGGGAGTCCTTTGTCTATTTCTGCCATTTGTTACTCCTATATATTCTTACCACGTTTCATTAAATAAGACAAGCCTTGCGGATTGGGCCCTGACTCCGGTGGTGTTCCTGAATCTACACCTGCTTCTTTTGCAATTCCTCCACCTGCTGCTGAGAAACCTCTTAACCCACTTCCTATCATAGATAGATCAATATCAAATGGATTTGCAACATTTGTCTGACCTGTTATTTCTCTTTCCATATCACCAATTATATTTTGTGGTTTTTCAACTACACCTTTATTTAAAGGTTCACCCATTGTGCCTGATGCTCCATAAATTTGTTCAGGACTTGTTGCTGCTGCAAGTTCTGCTAAAGACATATTTTTTAGATCTTGTTGTTGCTTTATGTAATAATCGTCAGGAATTTTAAATCCTTGAGCTTGTGCAGTCTTTGCTGCATCTATCATTTCTGCTTCTGTCGCAAGTAATAAATCTTTAGGCAACATATCAGCCAACCTTTTGTTTAATTGTTCCTGTGTTTTTTCAGGTGCTGCTAATGTTTCTATATCGCTATCTGGATCTACGTCTCTAAACATAGATTTTAATTTTGTTAAAGGAGATTTTGATTTTCTTATATCATCAACTTCAGCTTGCATTCTATCCGCATATATTTGTTCTGCATCTGTCATTTTAAATTTTGTATTCAAAGCATCTGTTGCTTGTTCAATTTGATTATCAAGATTTCTAACATCCTGATTTAAATTACCAATGTAATCAAACTCACCACCTCCAGATAGATTTTCTAGATTAGCTCTTTGACTTGTTAGACTGTCTATCTTTGCAAGTTGATTTTTGTAATCAATAGATCTACCAATGATGGCTGCGGTTTCAGGATTCATTAATCTTTTAGCTTCCATCATTTCAGCTAGTTTAGTTTGATCACCTGGTAATAAATACTCTGATGCTCGTAACAAAGCTTCGATAGGTTTATCACCCATTGTTAATCTAATCGTAGCATCAGCTGCAACGTACATCGCTTCAGGTATGATACCAAACTTCATAACACCTCTACCCAAAGCTCTTGCTCTATTTGCAAACGCTGCAAAGTTTTTAAGTTGTGCTGGACTTGCGTTTTTCATTCCAGAGTTGATTATTTGTGCACCTTTTGTTGGACAAGTATCTGTTCCGTCTTGATATCCTACTCTTCCACCACTGGCTTTAAACACTTTATTAGGACAACCTATTTTAGATAAAATTGTTTTTAATTCCTCTTGTTGAGCAGCAGTCATACCACTTTCTTTTATGGCAGAGGTATAAGCTGATCCAACAGTAGCTTTTTTTCCAACCACAGATCCATCTACATTGTACTGTATACCTCCAAACTCACTAGAAATTTGATTAATATTTTTTGTAAAATTATCTTTAGCTGTTTTTACTTTTAAAGGATCACCTTTTGCTTTTTTTAATTGTGAAGTATATGTCATTTCTGCTGCATTTAATTTTTGATTAGCATCTCTACTTACAAGTTGAACAGAATAAGGATCATTACCTATACCTTTTATATGATGAACTTGAGTAGGAGTGGTAGCTGCTAGTCTACTATTAATATATTTTTCACTAGGAACTTTTCCAAAATTGTTCTTTTTATAATCATTAATAATTCTTTGTTTAGCAACCACTCTTCCTAAAGGTTGCATCTTTCCTTCAAACATAACATTTTTTCCAAAATATTCTCTTTGCGTGCTGTAAACATTTGTTGAACGAGCAAAATGACCTTTACCAAAAGCATCATCTACTTGAGTTTGTAAATTATCATAAGTAAATGTAACATTTCCTTTTGGAGTTTGACTGTCTGTAAACTGTATCATCTGCCAAGCTGGTTTACCTGTATTTTTATCTTTTATAAACCAGTCAATAGTGCCATCTTTTCTTTTAGGCCAATTTTTTCTAAAAGATAAATCTTTACCATTAAAAGTACCTCCTAGTGTAATTCTATTATTTTTTTTAGATGATTCATAAAAATTTTTCCATAAGGACCCTGCGTTGTTTTTAGTTATTCCTTGTAAAGTTCCTGTTTTTTTTAAATAATTGGTTCTACCAGCTATGGAATTTGCTTTACTTCTAATAGCAGCATTTCTTAAATTTATATCTGGTATTTCATTTAATCTTTTAAGTTCATTTGGATTAAAATCTCTAACTATTTTTTTGGCATTATTAATAGCTCTAAGTTTACCACTAGCACCTTCTGGTTGAATATAAGAATTTAATTTTAAATCACCTTGTAATTTTTGAACAGTATCTTTTGTCCATTTATACCCTTGTATAGTAGTTTTATTTTTATTATTTAAAACTTCAGCAAAATCTTTAGCACTTAAATTAATATTAGCTTCTTGCATTCTTAAATTTTCAAAATCTGCATTACTTAAGACATTAGGATAATTTTCTTTCATAAACTTTTTTTGTCTTTTTTTTAAAAGATTTAAATTTTCTTTTGTAGCAACTTTACTTTCTGAAATTTTATTGTCTCCTTTTTGAATTCTAAAACGAAAATAATAACTATCACCTACTTTTTTAAGACTAATTCCTGGATAATTTTTTAAATCATCGGTTAACTCTTTAACCTCTTTTGCAGTAAATCTAACTCCAGGAGTTCCTTTACTTAGTGTGTATTTATCTTCAGCATACCCAGGTCTAGATCCATCAGCACTTGGTTTAACTAACATACCACCACCTGCTTTTTCTGTTCTTGGATTGTCTCTCATAAATCTATTAAAAGCACGCCTCTCTTCAACCTCAGGTTTTACAAATGGTTTAATGTCATCAGTCCCTAACTTTAAATATTTTTTGAGTATAGAGTTTTGACTCGTTAGTTGTTTGTATACTTCTCTTAGTTTGTACGGGTTCATTATTCCCCTAACATTCTAGCGATACCGCCACCTGCTTTTTTAATTGATGGTGCATCACCTGTTGCTTCTTCTATAATTTCTTTTTGCACTATTGTGTCCATATCAGTAGCGTCTGCTGGTGTGCCATCTGGATCAAATTCTACTTTGTATTCTTCATACTCATCTGCACTTCGATAACCTCTTTGGGTTTCAACATCAAAATCAGCATCACCTTTTTTATATTCTAATACAGTTCTATCTTCTATAGTGTCAAAAGATTTGTCACCATAAGTTCCAATTCCAGTTTTATCTTTTGTAATTTGCATATCTCCAGTTGAAAGATCTTCAACTAATTCATACTCGTCACCATTCTTACCTGTGTATCTATGAATCTTCACTCTTTCTTGATACGTAACGTTATCTGGCTTACCAAGGTTTTTAATTTTATTTGCAAGCTCAAAGAAATATGGTGGTGGTACAGAACTTGTTGAAGAATTTATTGGAACTTTTTCTATGACTTTAGGTACAGCTGTATCTGAGAATCTTAATATACCAGATTTAGCAGCGGCTGCTGTGCCAGCTCCTATGCCTAGCATTTTTAAAAATGCTCTTCTAGCTTTGTCAAAACCACCAACTTTATAACCTATACGTCCTCCGTCTGCAAAAGATTTTTTAAATCCAATATTAAGTCGTGGTTTACCTGTTTCCATGTTGTACATTAGAGTTCCACCAATGCCTTCATTATCTTTATTAAAACCAAATCCAATATTTCTATCTTTAAATCCACCTTCGCTTAAAAATAATTCTTGATCATTTTTTTCAATTCTATCTCTGCCTTTTACGTATTGATAACTTGCAAGTAAATCTATTTTTTCAGATAAAGATATATCTGCTTTTATGATTGCATTAAATGTTTCTTTATCTATTGTAAAACCTTCTGGTGCGTTTTGAATTTGTTGTTTACCTGACTTTGTTCCTGAAGCTTGAACATCAAACTTTGGTCCATCTTTCAGACCGATACGTCCACCTGTTGCAGACTTTAATCTGTCTTTTGCCATGATTTGATTTAATCTTAATATGTAGTCGTCATACTCTTTATCACCTGGTGCAGGAAACTTGACCGGTGGATTCTTATCTAAAAATTCTTTAAATTCTTTTTGCTCTTTTAATATTTTTTCTAACATTCTTGCATTCTCTGCTTTTGGTGAATTACCAACTATAGTTTTTAAAAATTTTCTTCTCTCTAAAAAATTTTTTAACGAACCAGATTTTAGACCAATACGACCACCGTCTGCTTCGTCATCTCTTTCTTTTTTTCGTTCTACATCTTCTTTACTCATTGCTTTTAATTTTTTTCTAAGAGCGCTAGTTAATAAACCACCGCCTGCAGCTACAGGAATAACTTCAAGCGGTAAATCTGAAAATTTTCCTGTTTCATTTGCTTTTAATGTTCTAGCTTTAACACTTTTTAAATAATCTTTATAAGCTTGCATCGGACTTTTCTTGTTTGCAAAATCAAATAATGTTTGTAAAAATTTTTTACCTGTACCAAACTTGTATCCTGCACGACCACCTGTTGCAAAGTCTTCTGGTGGATCAAATTTTTTTTTAGATAAACCTGTGTACGCTTGATCGTATAAATCTATTTTTTGTTTTGTAGGAAGATCATCGTAGACTAATCCCATACGCTCTGCTAAATTTTCTGCAACTAAATCTGCATCAACTTTTCTATCACCAGAAAATCCTGGTGATGCATCGTCGATTGCTTCGTTTAACATTGTCTGTCTTTGTTTTATTTTAGCAATATTTTTTTTGTTTTCTCCTTCAATTACATTTTTCAAATACTCTTCTGGAGTTTGTACTGGTGCTGCAATATCTTCTGGTCCACCTCTACTTCCTGGAGGTGGTAGATCTGTCATTCCTTCCATAGCATCATTATAATTAGAATCAAAGTTTCTTCTTCTAGCTTCTTTAAGATCATCGCTAAGATTTGCCCATTCTTTTCTAGTATAAAGACCGCTATTAATAATTTCGTTATCTAAATTTTTAACATATTCTGTGCTGTATATATTTGGTCCTCCTTCACGTGAACCTAGAGGTGGCAGATCGTCATCGATTGCTTTATCTGCAATTTTTTGTTTGATTCTTTGTGTATTTGTTTCAGCTAATCTTTTAGAAAGTTCTGGACTTAATTCTTTACCTGTCTGAGTGCCACCGATGATCGGTTTTTTAGGATCTAATTTCTGTCCCTCTATATTAAATATCTTTGCTGATTGTGTTTCTGTGATTCCTGACGCTTTAGCCTTGTCAGCATTTTCTATTTGTTTAAGCATGTTTTCAGCTTGATCAGCATTTTTAAAAACTCTTGGATCAATACCATTTTGCATAAACTTTTCAGCCAATATCATTGTCTGAAAATCTAATATATTTTTTTTAGGTATGGTTGTTACGATTCCACTTTTACCACTCTTTGCGAGTATTCTAAGAACTAATTGCCTGATTGCTTCCATTAATAATAATTCCTTTTAGTTTTATTGACTTGCTCGTCAACGTAATCTTCAGGGTGATTTAGTAAACCACCTTGTCTGAATCGCATGATAGCTTGAGTTGTTGAGTCCACAAGGTCATCATGATCTCCATACGGAAATGCAGCGCATTCTTCTATAACATCATCTGCAAATTTCTGCTCCGGAGCCCATATCATACCAGATTCGAACAAAGGTGCAACTGAATTAACTCTAGCGTGCTTGTCGTTTCCTTTGCTTGGTGTAAAGTTCATTACCGGCACATCCATTTTTCTAAGCTCATAAGTTAATGGTAAACCACTAGCTTTAGCTTCAATAATAACAGACTCGGGCATCCAATATTTATATTGCTCTAAGGCAAGTCTTCGAAGTTCTGGAAACTCATATCGTCCTTTGATAGCGTCTAACAATATCAAATTTGCTCCTGAGTCTTCATCAGGATAAAATATACCCCATGTTGTAATAGCAGAATAGTCCGCTGTTTCCTTTTTTAAAAATGCAGTATCATAACTTTGTATCACGTGATGTAGAGTTGGAATATGATCATGCTCCCATACACGCCACCACTCACGTTTTAGTATCGCTCCTTCTTCAGCTGTCGGGTTTTGCATCCACTGTGCATTCCATTTGCCCGTGGGCAGTGTTGCTTGGACCTTCTCTAATTCATCTAGCTTCCAATACTCAGGCCATACAGGTTTTTGGTTTTTTGATCCATGGTCCATGATTGCTGGAAATTCGACCACGTGCCACTGATCAGCTTTAACTTCTTTTTGATTGTTTATTAGTTTTGCTGTCAAATCTTTATTACTCCATCTAGTCATAACGAGCACGATCTTACCACCAGGTTGCAAACGCTGACGTGGACCTGATGTATACCACTCATACGCTGACTCTAATGCTGTAGGTGACATTGCATCTTGCTCTGAGTGTGGGTCATCAATGATTAATAAATCCGCACCACGACCTGTGATCGCACCACCAACACCAGCTGCGAAGTATTCACCGCCCTGTGATGTCTCCCAACGTCCTGCTGCTTTACTATCTTCTTGTAGAGTTGTTTTAAAAATTTTAGAATAATCTTCACTGTCGATTAGAT